CTCGCGCGGCAACGCCTGCAGGAGAAAAAAGGACAATTAATCAACAAGGACATGGTGAAAGCACAGGTGTTCCGCCTGGGGCGGCAATTCAGGGACGCATGGGCAAACTGGCCAGCACGCGTGTCCGCGCAAATCGCCGCCGAGCTGCAGGTGGACGAGCATGTCTTGCACATGACCCTGGAACGCTATGTGCGGGAGCATCTGGATGAACTTGGGGATGCCAAACTCGATATCGAATGAAGGAGGATATGATAGTCTAGAAATCGAAAATATCTGGCAGCAGGCCGTCAAACCCGACCCGTACCTTCTGGTATCGGAATGGGCAGATAAATACCGCCTTCTTTCTCCGAAATCGGCTGCCGAGCCAGGACGCTGGCGCACCGCCCGCACGCCGTACTTGCGCGACATCATGGATCATCTTGCGCCGTCCTCTCCGGTGCAGCGCATCGTGTTCATGAAGGGATCGCAGGTCGGCGGAACAGAATGCGGCAACAACTGGATCGGTTACGTCATCCATGCAGCGCCAGGGCCGATGATGGCCGTTGCGCCAACGGTGGAGCTGGCCAAACGCCATTCTAAACAGCGTATCGATCCGCTTTTGAACGATGTGCCGGAATTGCGCGAGAAAGTGCGCCCTGCACGAGAACGCGACAGCGGCAACACGATCTTGAGCAAGGATTTCCTTGGTGGCTTGCTCATCATGACAGGTGCGAATTCCGCCGTGGGTCTGCGCTCGATGCCTGCCCGCTACCTGTTTATGGACGAAATCGATGCGTACCCAGGGGACGTTGATGGCGAAGGTGATCCGATCCTGCTGGCAGAGCGTCGGTCGGCTACGTTTAAGCGCCGCAGAAAGATATTCATGGTCAGCACACCTACCGTTAAGGGCTTATCCCGTGTTCAACGCGAATTCGAGAAAAGCGACCAGCGGTTCTTCCATGTGCCTTGCCCTGAATGCGACCATTTCCAGCCGCTGCGGTTTACACAACTGCGCTGGCCGGAAAATGAGCCGCAAAAGGCCGAGTATGTTTGCGAGAGCTGCGGCTGCCTGATTGCCGAACACCACAAGACAGCGATGCTGGCGCGGGGTGAATGGCGAGCAACGGCGGAAACCACGGATGGAACGGTGGGCTATCACCTGTCGTCCCTCTACAGCCCAATTGGCTGGTTTTCGTGGGGCGATGCGGCAGCCATGTTCGAAGATGCCAAGCGCAACCCTGATCTGATGAAGGGTTTCGTCAACACCGTGCTGGGCGAGCCTTACGAGGAATCCTCCGATGCGCCGGAATGGCAGCGTTTGTATGAACGCCGACAAACCTATGCGCAGGGTGTTGTCCCGATGGGCGGCCTGTTCCTGACGGCGGGTGTCGACGTTCAGAAAGACCGCCTCGAATGCGAGATCGTTGCCTGGGGCCGCAACAAGGAAAACTGGTCGGTAGATTACGTCATTCTCGATGGCGACACCGCGCGACCGGAGATCTGGAAACGGCTGGACGAAGAGGTTCTACAGCGCGACTGGCCGCATGCCACAGGTCACACCATGCCCGTGCGGGTAATGGCGGTGGACAGCGGTTATGCCACGCAGGACGTTTACGGCTTCGTGCGCAACCATCCTCAGGCCGTCTGGGGCGGTAACGGCGCACGCGCCAGTCAACCGCGCACGGTCGTGGCCGTCAAAGGCCGCGATGCCGAAACGGCGCTGATCCTGAGCGTGTCGAAGGCCGACACGGGCGGGAAACGCCGTGGTTTACGGGTCTGGAATGTATCCGGCCCCGTGGCAAAGATGGAGCTTTACCGTTGGCTCAAGCTGGAATGGCCGACCGACCGCGAAATTGCGGACGGCTCGGTGTTCCCGCCTGGGAGCTGCCACTTCCCGCAATATGGCGAGGAGTATTTCAAGCAGCTGACGGCGGAGCGCCGCGTCATCCGCATTGTGAAGGGTTTTCCGCATGCGACCTGGGAGAAAGACCCCAGCCGCAACAACGAAGCCCTGGACTGCCGCGTGTACGCCCGTGCCGCTGCCACCATCTACGGTATCGACCGGATGAGCGAATTCAAATGGCGCAGTCTGGAACAATCGCTGGGCGTGGAAGCCGAAATTCCGACACGCGGGGTGGAAATTCCCGTGACGGAAGAAGCCAAGGCCGAACCGCCAAAACCGCAAACCAAAAAACGGGTCACCGTCCCACAGCGTAAAGCCGTGCGGGCAAGTGACCCATATTTGTGAGGAAAACCATGACAGAAACCTTGCTCGAACTTGAAACCAGACTGGTGCAGGCCAAGGAGGCACGGCATCGCCTTTTGACCGGCACGCAGGAAGTATCGGTCAGCCTGCACGGCTATGGCAGCACGACCTATACGGCAGGCAACGTCGAAGCGCTGGAAAAATACATCCACGATCTTCAAATAGAAATCGCAAAACGCAGCGGCACAGCCCGCCGTGGAATCATTCGGACAAGTTTCTAAGGCAAAATCATGGTGCAATTACTGGACTCCTCTGGCCAGCCCCTCAAGGCTGCGCCCCGCATGCGTGTGAGCGATACGGCGCACCGTGCTGCATCTTTACGCACGCGCGAGCTTGCAAGCTGGATGCCTTTGCTGGGATCGGCTGATAGCGATTTGCTGTCTGAATTGCCGACGCTGGTATCACGGTCGCGTGACCTGACCCGCAACCACGGCGTGGCATCTGGCGCAATTCAAACGCTGGTCGACAATGTTATCGGCACAGGCCTGCGCCTAGCAGCTATTCCCGATTACCGTGCCTTGGGGAAAACCAAGGAATGGGCTGATGAATGGGCGCGACAGGTTGAAACCGAATGGCGTTCGTGGGCGGAAAGCACGGAATGCGATGCGGCCAATGCGCTGACATTTGCGGGCATGACGGCGCTGGTGTTCCGTTCCAGTATCGTGAACGGCGAAGCATTGGCGTTGCCATTGTGGCTGGAAGAGCGCGGCACACGCTATGCCACAACCATGCAATTGGTGGAAGCTGATCGGCTTTCCAACCCTGCAGGGCGGCAGGACAGCAAAACTATGCGTTCCGGCATTGAGATCGATATGTACGGGGCCGCGGTAGCGTACCATCTCCGCAAAAACCATCCTGGCGATGTCTATATGGGCTTTGGCCTTGATGCGCAGGATTGGGAGCGCATCCCCGCGCGGACGGCGTTTGGCCGTCAGCGTGTCCTGCATATTCATGACAAGGAACGCACAGGTCAGCACCGTGGCAAGCCGCTGCTGACTTCGATCATGCCGATGTTCAAAATGCTCGACCATTACGAGCGTTCGGAGCTGCAGGCCGCCGTGGTCAACGCCATGATCGCTGCCTTTATCGAAACCCCGCTGGATGGTGAGGCCATCGGCGAGATGTTCGGCGGGTCGGTGGACGATTATCTGGCTGCGCGGAATGAATGGGATATTCGCCTGCAGGGCGGTTCCATCATCCCCGTGTTCCCAGGCGACAAGGTCGCGCCGTTCACGCCAAGCCGCCCGAACAGCGGTTACGGCCAGTTTGTCGAGAACGTCCTGCGCCACATCGGCGCTGGTTTGAATATTCCGTTCGAATTGCTGATGAAGGATTTCAGCAAAACAAATTATTCCAGCGCACGGGCAGCATTGCTGGAGGCGTGGCGGTATTTCAACGCCCGCCGCCAATGGATGGCGACCTATTGGGCCAGGCCCGTGTACGAGCTGTGGCTGGAAGAAGCAATCAATCGGGGTATCGTGGATGCCCCTGATTTTTATGAGCGCCGCGCGGCATGGACGCGTTGCAAATGGATTGGCCCTGGCCGTGGCTGGGTTGATCCTGTCAAAGAAGCGAAAGCCGCCCAGCTCCGTATGCAGATCGGCCTGTCTACGCTGGAGGATGAATGCGCTGCGCAAGGGCTGGATTGGGAAGAAGTCCTCGAACAGCTTGCCCGTGAAAAAGCAAAGATCATGGAACTGGGGCTTTCGGTCAATGATGTTAATAGTATACTGACAACGACTGATCCAAACGAATCTGATAACGACGATAAAGAGTAAAAGATGTATTTTTCGGAAGAAAACATTAAGAAGCTCGAAGATGCATATGCTGAGATCGAGGACAAATATCAGAGCCTTCTGCTGGCATTTGTAACGCGCTCATATAAGCAAAAAGAGGCCGCAGAGTTTGCGATGCACGGCTTTGTCCGTCGCATCAAGACCATGAAGCGCTGCATCGACAACATCTATCGGATTTGCCCGCCGGATATTGACCGAAAGCCTTCATCCGAAGAATTGAGCGATCTTGCGATCAATCTGCAAGCCTTCGTTCTGAATGTTTATGGCTCATTGGATAACCTCGCATGGGTGTGGGTGAAGGAAAAAGGGATTCTGAATAAAAAAGGAAACCCTCTGGCCAACGGTGAAATCGGCTTTGCGGAGAAATACAGTGCCGTTCGGGATACGTTTTCACCAGAGTTTCAGGATTATCTGAAGACGCTGGATAAATGGTTCGGCCATGTTGAAAATTTCCGCCATGCGCTGGCGCACAGAATTCCGCTGTATGTCCCGCCATATGTTTCCAATGAAGAGGAAGTAAAAAGAGAACGGGAGCTTGAAGTTTTGCGCACAGAAGCATTGAAGAAACACCAGTTTGATGAGTATGAACGCCTTACGGATGAAATCGAAACGCTTGGAAAATTCGTCCCCTGGATGACCCATTCTTTCGGGGAGAACTCACCGCAGGCAGTTTTCCATGCTCAGATTATCGCCGACTGGAATACGGTCGTACAGATCTCGGAAAACTTCATCAAAGAGTTAAGCAAGTAACTCAATCAACGAAACTAAATACAGGCCGCCTTCGGGCGGCTTTTTTATTGTACAAAATCAGGAGGAAAATGATGAGAATTTGGAACCGCATCGCCGGTGAGCCGTGGGCGATCACGGAAACGGCGCTGCATACGATTTTGGAAATCGCTGCGCGGGAAAACGAAAGCCCGCAGGCGGTGGCTGCCAAACTTGGCCGCAATCTGCAAAACACCTACAGCGTGATGGAACGCGACGGTGTGGCAGTCATTCCAGTCACAGGGCCGCTATTCCGCTATGCCAACCTATTCACGATGATCAGCGGTGCGTCCAGTTACGAGCTGATCGCCCGTGATTTCACCGCCGCGCTGGAAAATCCGCAGATCAAGGGCATCATCCTTGATATCGACTCCCCAGGCGGCGAAGTGAACGGCGTGTCGGAATTGTCCAACATGGTCTTTGCCGCGCGTGGCAAGAAGCCTGTCGTGGCGTATGCCTCTGGCGATGCCGCATCCGGTGCGTACTGGATCGCTTCCGCCGCTGACGAGATCGTAGTGTCCGAAACCTCGGCGCTGGGATCAATCGGCGTGGTCGGCATGTATCAAGGAAAATCGGGAAAATCGGCGGAAGCCGTGGAAATCGTTTCCTCGCAAAGTCCGCACAAGCGCCTTGATCCCACCACGGATGATGGCCGCAGCCGTTTGCAAACCCGCATCGATAGCATGGCGGATGTCTTTATCGAAACCATCGCTCGCAACCGCAATGTGTCCGCCGAAAACGTGCAGAACCATTATGGCGGTGGCGATGTTATGATCGGCGCGAAGGCTGTCAGCGCCGGTCTGGCCGACAGGGTCGGCAGCCTTGAAGGACTGATAGCCGAACTTTCTTCCCCACAGAAAAGCCCTCGCACAGAGGGCTTTTTTAATGCCCAAAACCAACCCCCATCAACACAGGAGAAAAAGCCGATGGATATCGAAACCTTGAAAAAAGACCACCCCGACCTCGTGGCCACGCTGATGCGCGAGGGCGCATCCGCAGAGAAAACGCGGTTGAACGACATTCTTTGCAGCGAAGAGGCTAAAGGCCGCGAAAAGCTCGCAAAGGAAATGGCGCTGAATACCGACATTCACGCCGTAGAAGCCCGACAGCTTCTGGCCTGCGCCCCTGTCGAAGAACCGAAGGCAACGACCTCTTTTGAAAAGGTCATGTCTTCCATGCCCAACCCCGCCATCACGCCCGCCAGCGATGATGCCGTCAACGATGTCGATGCGGTCGCCAGCCGCATCGCCGCCGCCGTTTAACCCCGCAACACAAGGAGAAAACCATGACACGAGCTGAAGGTTTTAAAGATCAGGGCGAATACACCCCTGACAATCTGCTGGCAGGTGAATACCCGCGCGTTGAGCGCGTGGTGACGATTGCCGCAGGAGCCGATCTGGCCAAAGGCGCTGTTCTTGGCCGCATCACGGCCAATGGCAAATTCAAATTGAGTGCTTCGGCCAGTGCCGACGGTTCTCAAACGCCGGATGCCATTCTGGCTGAACGCGCCAACGCCGCCGACAACGATGTGCAGGCTGTCGTCTATTTCAGCGGCGAATTCAACGAAAACGCTCTCGTCCTGGGCGCGGGTCACACGCTCGACAGCGTGCGCATCGCGCTGCGGGCAAAGAACGTCTATCTGCGCCGCAACCAAAAATAACCCGATCTTTCAAAAAGGAGAAAGCCCATGTCTATCGACATTTTCAACACCCACGTCCTGACCAAGGTCGTGGAAAAGCTGGAGCGTCCCAGCTCCTTCCTGCTCGACGTGTTCTTTGGTCAGGAACAAACCGAGGATTCCGAAGAAATCCACTTCGACATCGACAAATCCAAGCCGAAGCTGACACCGTTCGTTTCGCCGCTGGTGGCTGGTAAAGTCGTGGATGACGAAGGTTTCACCACCAAGAGCTTCAAGCCCGCCTATGCAAAGGACAAACGCCGTTTTGACCCCAATCGTCCGTTCAAGCGTTCGATTGGCGAGAAAATCGGCGGTACGCTGTCACCGCAGCAACGCCTGGAAGCCAATATCAACCGCACCCTGTCCAAGCAGCTGGAAAACCTGACCCGCCGCGAGGAAGTCATGGCTTCCGAAGCCCTGCGCACGGGACGCATCACCGTCACGGGCGATGAATATCCGACCGTGGTTGTGGACTTCCAGCGTGATCCGTCCCTGACGGTGGGACTGGCAGGAGGCAGCCGCTGGGGTGAAGCTGGCGTGAATGCGCTGGACAATCTCGAAGACTGGGTTGCCCGCATTCAGGAAAAATCCGGCGCGGTGGGTCGCACCGTGATTATGGATGCGCTGGCATGGCGTGTGTTCAAAGCCGATCCGAAGGTGGAAAAGCTGCTGGATATTCGCCGCCTGCGTGATGCGGCAGATCTGGCGCTGGGGCCGATTGCTTTCGGCCAGGGTAACGATCTGGCACGTTATGTCGGCACAATCGGCGATCTGGATTTCTGGGTTTATAACGACCGTTACGTTGACGATAACGATGCTATCCAGAAACTTCTGCCAGACTACACCGTGCTGATCGGCAGCCCGACCCAATTGGAAGGCACGCGCTGCTATGGGGCTATCCAGGATGAAAAAGCCGGATACCGTGCGCAGCGCTTCTTCTCGAAATCGTGGCTGGAGGAAGACCCTGCCGTGCGCTGGTTGCTGTTGCAATCCGCACCGCTGATCGTGCCTTACCGCCCGAACGCTTCGTTCTGTGCAACGGTACGCTAAGGAGGGATGGCCATGAAAACGACAAAGGACGTTTCGACGCAAGTCAAAATCAAAGCGATCATCACTCTGCACGTCAACGGCAAAGACCATGCGCCTGGCGCGTTGCTGGATATTGCGGACGATGAGGCTGAACGCCTCATCGCACGCGGTTTCGCAGCGTCAGAACAGGAAAAAACTGCGTCTGCATCCACTCCGGCAAAAACCGCCACTCCGTCTACAGGCGGCAAACCCGCTCCGACGATTGAAGATATTGTCGAGACGATTTCCGGCCTTGATCCCACTAAGGATTACGGCAAGAACGGCAAGCCAAACGTGGAAGCCATCGAAGCCTTGCTGGGTGCGAATATCACCGCCCAGCAGCGTGACCAGGCATGGGAAATCTTCCAAATAGAGGGTAAGGAAGAATGAGCTTCCAAGCCTCAGCTTCCAAAGCGTTAGATGCGTTGTTCGCCAAATTCGGGCGGGCGGCGCGTCTCGTCTTTCGGGATAATACCGAGGCCGATGCAACGGTCATTCACCGTTTTCCCGACCGGATTGTCGATGTGATGGACACGCGCGTGCATACGGGGACAGACCTGTTTGAATTGCGCTTGTCGGAAGTTGATCCTGCCAAAGCGGTCTATCAAATCATCATCGATGGCAAAACCTATGTGGCGCAGGGTGAACCTGTGCGTGACCAACATGGACTTGTGCTGAGGATCGAAGCCTATGCGTCTTAGTGCTGCCTTTGAAGGAAAGCTGCAGGAATACATGAAGTCCGAATTCGCTACAGCAGAGCGTGCCGTCACGCTGGGCGTGCGAGAGGCAACGGATGGTTTGAAACTGTCCATGCGCCGCCAGGTTACAAGCGCAGGCCTCGGTCAGCGTATGGCTAATACTTGGCGCGGTGATCTCTATCCACGCGGACAAAATTCCATCCGTGCGGCGGGCATGGTCTATACCAAGGCCAGTCGTATCATGGAAGGCTTTGAGAACGCAGCGGTCATTCGCTCAAAAGACGGATGGTGGCTGGCGATCCCGACGCCGAACGCGCCGAAGCGTGGCGTGGGCGGCAAACGGATTAATCCATCGAACTTTCCCGAACATTCTTTGGGAAGGTTGCGCTTTGTATATCGCAGCGGCAAGCCGTCCTTGCTCGTGGTCGATAATGCCCGTGCATCCTACAGCCGGAAAACTGGTCAACTACGCGGTTTCCGAAAGGCCAGCGACCGTGCGGTCAGCAAGGGGCAAGGCATGACTACGGTGGTGATGTTTTGGCTCGTGCCGCAAGTGCAGCTGAAAAGGCTTATCACATTTGATGCGGAGGCGCGGCGCTGGTTCGACCGCCTGCCGCAGTTGATTTTGAAAAACTGGCCGGATGGGTAACTTTAAAAGAATCGATAAAACTAAACTGTGAGTTTAGTTACTGGAGTAATTTTAAAGTGCTTGTTTATTTTGATGCAGATATTGGTAATTATCCTACCAATCTAAGCAGAAAAATAAACGAGATCGTCTTAGAGATAACCTATCGGGACGATATCAATTTCTCGATTAAAGGGGATCATCGACTTGTGGAAACACAACACACATCCGTGACCAATAGGAATTTTTAGACTTTGGAGGAAATCAAAACCCTTGAACCCTGTATTATAAATGGAAACAGATTTCTTAATCTCAATCGGATAAAGCTGTCCCGCTTGATGAATGAGTAAATCTGCCTCTCTTTTATCTTTATCTGCGTAATAGAATAGAGGATGACTTTTTCCATTATGGATGTAGGATTTTATGATTTCAGAGACAACGTATGTTTCAAGCATGGCTCCGCTCATGGCACCTTTGGCAAGAACATCGGGATTTAGCCATCCCGTCAGAAAACAACATAGACCCGTATCCATAAAATAGAACTTGGGCGTTTTCAGTAACCTTTTACTAAAATTATTTGCATAGGGCTGAATGAAAACAACTAGTCCAGTCGCAAGAAGAACGTTAAACCAAGATTTGATTGTTGGAAGAGATACACCGACTTCTTTTGATATATCCGCATAGTTGATCATCTGTCCTGTACGTGAGGCAGCGATCTGAACGAACAGACGAAAAGCCATGATATCGTCAATTTTCAAATAGTCGCGCACATCACGTTCAATGTAAGTTGTTACATATGACTCGTAAAAACGCTGCCAAATATCGACTTCGGAACTGACAACCTGTGGGTAAGAGCCCCGCCAGATCTTATAAAAGATATTACCTTCTGGGATAGGCTTTGCAATATCTTGGCGTTGTTTCAAAGACTCTGGCAGTGGAATAAAAGGTGGTGTCTGGGCACGATTTTCTTCTTCAGCAAGGGATATGCCCTGCAGTTCAAGGATCGCAACGCGACCTGCGAGGGATTCTGATACATTTTTCATCATGGCGAACTGCTGCGATCCAGTAAGCCAAAAGAGTCCGGGCTTCTTGGCTTTATCGACGATCATTTTAATGTAGGGGAATAAATCAGGCACATATTGTACTTCATCAATAAGCACAGGCAGCTTTAAACGATCAATAAACCCTGCAGGGTCTTTTTGTGCGGCCATCCGCGTATCAATATCGTCAAGAGAAACGTAAGAACGCTCTTCGCTTTGAAGGCTTTGCAAAAGCGTTGTTTTCCCCACCTGTCGCGGTCCGGTAAGCAGCACCACATAAAATGAGCGACTGGCATCTAGAACGGATTCGGCAATGGTGCGCTGGATGGTCATGGGTAAACGCTTTCGACTATATTAAAGTACGACTTTATAATAGTCGAAAACAAGGGAAAGTCAATATATAACAAAGGGTAACTATATGACATCAAAACGAGAACAGGCCCTTGCGGGTCTTTTTTTATGCCTGAAAGACAACGTCACAGGGCTTTCCGTCCTCCGAAACGAGCCGTTGCCGACCAAGGTTCCTGCTGAAGGATTACTGATCTTGCGCGACGGCGATCCTGGGGAGCCAGAAGTTACGCTTTCGCCGCCTCAATACCATTACCAGCACCGTGTTGAGATCGAGGCGCTGGTGCAACACGGTGATCAGGCGCAACGCGATACAGCGCTGGATGCTTTGCTGGAAACATTGGCGCAGGCGCTGGACGGTCAGACCAGCCTCGGCGGCCTTGTCGATTATCTGCATATCGAAACGCCGGATTTTCTGTCTGAAACCGTCGAGGGTGCGCCGACCATCAAAGCTGCGGTCGTCCCCGTCATCCTTGAATATTCAACATCTAACCCGCTCAACTAAAGGAGAAACACCATGTCTCGTGCATATGGGTGGAACGCCCGCCTGATTATCGGTTTTGAAAATGCCTATGGAACAGCCCCCGCTTCGGGGGCTTTTCATTTAGTGCCTTTCGTGTCCAGCGATCTGGACTCGGCACAGGGACTGATTGAATCCAACGTCCTCGGCCTTGGCCGCGATCCGACCCAGCCTTATCAGGATGTGATCAATGTGGATGGCGACATCGTCATTCCTGTTGATTTGCGCAATATTGGGCATTGGCTCAAAGCCGTGTTCGGTGCGCCGACAACTACGGGCGCTGGGCCGTACACGCATGAATTCAAATCGGGTGGCGTGACATTGCCGAGCCTGGCCGTTGAGGTCGGGATGCCGGAAATTCCTGATTTTCCGCTGTTTACCGGTGTGCGTGCCAATTCCATGGCCTTCAACTTCCAGCGTAGCGGTGAAGCACAGGTAACCATCAACCTGATCGGTCAGGGCGAAACCCCGCAGGTCGCCACGCGTGATGTCAGCCCAGAACAGGCGGAATACACGCGCTTTTCGCAATTTCAGGGATCGGTCAAACAAGGCGGCAACCCGCTGGGCAACGTGACCTCGGCCAGCGTGACCTACAACAACAATCTGGAACGCATCGAAACCATCCGCGATGACGGCAAGATCGACGGCGTTGATCCTGGCGTGGCAGCGCTCACGGGTAATATCGCCGTGCGCTATGCCGATAATTCGCTGATGAACACGGCTCGTTCGGGCGTGCCGATTGATTTGGAGCTGGCCTACAAGATCGATGCTGACCGGCAGCTCATCATCGAATGCCATGAGGTGTATTTGCCGAAGCCAAAACGCTCCATCAGCGGGCCGAATGGCATTGAAGCCACTTATGATTTTCAGGGTGCAAAAGATGCCGTCCTCGGAAACATGGTCACCATCACCCTGATCAACGATGTGGAGGCTTACTAATGCTTAAGCTCAATATTCAAACCGAGCCTTATTGGCTTGAACTCGGCCTTGGCGTGCGCGTGAAAGTGCGCCCTTGCACCAGTCCGATTTTCTACGCCGCGCGTGCATTCATGAACAAGCGCTTGACCGAAATTGGCGAGGAATACCGTAAACGCAAGGAAATCGGCGCATCGGTAGATGATCTGCCGCAGGTCGACAATGCTGAAATACGCGAGGCGTTGGCCGAGGAATATCTGGCACGAGGACTGGCGCGTGCAGCCATTGTCGATTGGGAAGGTATTCTGGAAGCCGATAGTGATGCCACAGCACCTGTTACGCCTGAAAAGATTGATGAGTTGATGACCGGCTTCTGGTCAATCGCCGCCAGCTTTTCTCAGCAATACACAGGTGTGCGGGAGCTGATCGATGCTGAAAAAAAAGACTTGAGCGCCGTGCAGAATGGCACTTCGGGGACGGCGCGGAATACTGCAAATCCTGCCCCGAAGAATGCGCGGACTGCCCGTATCAGAAAAACAACTGCCAAAGCCTAGAGGGCTGGCAGGCCTGGAATGTTGCTGTTCAGGTCAGCCCTCAAATCCGTGACCGCTTTCCCCTGCAGGAAGCCTTCATTCTATCTGATGCGCTCGGCTACGCCCGCGAGGCGATGGCAGAGCTTCTGCCTGCCGTCAGCGCAGGTTTGACCAAAGCCCAAATCAACAACAAGGACTGATCTGCCGATGCGTGCAGCACAGAAAAATATGAGCATCCGCCTCGCGGTGGTTGATGGCAAAAGGGTTGAAGAAACCTTTGAGCGCGTCGGTCGCACAGGCGAACAGGCTATGGGTCGCATCAGTCGTTCAACCGCGCCCGCCAATGCGGGGCTGAAGGCTATCGACACCACGGCGCGTGCGCTCAATTCCGTGTTTCGGCAAGCAGCGGGTCTTGTGGCGGCCTATGCGGGGCTTTCCGGTATCATCGGCGGCATCCGTTCCGTTAATGAAACAGGCATGGCGTTTCAAGGACTGGATACGGCGCTGGCAGCGGTTACGGGCAGTAGCCAAGGTGCGGCAGCGGAAATGGCATTCCTGCGTGCGGAATCTGAACGTCTTGGCCTGAACCTTCTGGAAACGTCGCAGTCTTATCTGCAAATCGCGGCGGCAGCCAAAGGCACAACTCTGGCCGGACAAGGCACGCGCGACATTTTCACGGCGGTGGCGGAGGCTTCGACCGTGCTGCAATTGTCGGTCGACCAGACGAATGGCGTGTTACGCGCTATCGGCCAAATCATGTCCAAGGGCAAGGTGCAGACCGAAGAATTGCGCGGGCAATTGGGTGAGCGTCTGTATGGTGCGTTCCAGCTGGCCGCACGCGGCATGGGTATCACGACCGCTGAACTTGACAAGATGCTGGAGCAAGGCCAGGTCGTGGCCGATGAATTCTTGCCACGCTTTGCCGCTGAAATCCGCCGCACCTTCTCGGAAGGTGTGCCTGAAGCGTCCCAGAATGCGCGTGCGGAACTGAACCGTTTCAACAATTCCGTTTTGGAAATCGAACGTACGATTGCCGCTTCGGGATTCCTGGATGGTCTGAGCCAAGGATATCGCTCGCTGGCCGACACCTTGTCCGATCCCGCCGTGCAGGATGCTGCGCGATCTTTGGGCGAAACGCTGGGGTCGATGATCGTCACGGCTGCCGAGGCGCTGTCTTTCCTGATTGAAAACGCCGATCTGGCTGTCACAGCCATTGGCGGGCTGGTGATTGCCCGCACGGTGGCGGGCGCAGTTGCATTGCTGAATGCCGCCATTATGAGCAATGCAGGCATGGTGGTGGGTTTGCGCTTGGCCGCCAGCCTGTCGACCGCCTTTGCTTTGCGCCTTGTGGCGATGGAAGCGGCCACGAAACTGGCCACGGTGGCCATGATCGGATTCCGTGCGGCTTTGGCGCTGGTGGGTGGCCCTGTGGGCTTGGCCGTGCTGGCGGGTGTGGCATTGATCAAATTGGCTTCTGGCCATGATGCCGCCGCCAAGGCTGCCCGCGATCATGCGCAAGAGTTGAAAGAGATTAAGGAAGAGCTGGGGCTGACGGCCAAGGCGGCAGAGGATAGCAATGCTGCATTGACGCAGACGGAATCCATCTATCGCTTTACCAAGCAACTGGAAACGGCCAAGGACAACATTGCCGATTTGCAAAAGGAACTGCGCATCGGTGCGATTGGCGGGTTTTGGGATCAGTTTTCCCGCTTCGGCACGCCGTTGCAGGATGAACTGTATCGCACACGTCAGGCATTCAACCAGGGTAAGCTGTCGGCGCAGGAATATTCCGAAGCCCTGTTCAAGCTGGCCACCAAATACCCCGACTTCGGTGAACAGGCTGAAGATGTGCAGCAACAAGTGTTGGCGTTGATGGCGGCGGAACGCGCTGCCAAAAATGCCGCCGCCGCGCTGGATGAGTTGCGTAATCCCAAGCCACAACAGGCACAGGATAAACCCACCGAGGCTGAAGCGCCAAAACCCTATGTTCGCGGGTTTACCGAAGACGATAAAAAGCGCGTACAGGAACGCGTCACCGAGTTGCAAGCGGAAGAACAGGCATTGCGCCGTTTGACAACGGCCCGCGCGGAAGGTGAAGAATCCGTGCGCCGCGCCATGATTACTAACGAGCAAGAACAGACCCTGCGCCGTGCAGGCATCGATGTTACGGCGGCTAAAGGAACTGCAGAAGGCGATTATGCCGAACGCATCAAGGCGTTAGTCTCTGAAATCTATACACTACAGGAAACAGAAAAACGCCATCAGGAAAGTCAACGTGAAGGTCAAAAAATTGATCAGGAGCGGGAAAAAATTATTGATGATGTACGCAAACGCTATGAAGACCTGAACAAAACGCTAGAAGGTTCTATTGCCCGTGCCGAAACATGGCGCAACGAGGCGATGCGTGGCTTGAATGAAACGGCTGCTGGATATGAGGAATTCAGCAAACAGGTCGAGGCTGTCTATCAAGACATGCTGCGCGAGGCGCGTGAAGAGGATTTGCGCAGTTCTAAGCGCTGGGAGGATGGTATCAAGCGCGGATTAAAATCCGTGACTGATGATGCGCAAGATATGGCCAGCAAAGCTGAACGTGGCGTGACATCTATGTTCAAAAGCATGGAAGATACGCTGGTCAATTTTGTGCAGACAGGCAAGTTGAACTTCGGTGATTTTGCGAATTCTATTATCTCCGACCTGATCCGCATGCAAATTCAGTCCTCAATCACCACGCCTTTGGCTGGTGCGCTGAATACGTTTATCGGTGGTCTGTTCGGTGGTGGAAGCGGTACGGCGGCAACGCCCACAGCACACACGGGCGGCGTGATCGGCCATGACAGCCTTGGCTCAAAAGCAGTGCATCCATCCGTATTCCACGGTGCGCCCCGCTTTCACACGGGTGGCGTTGTCGGCGATGAAGTGCCGATTATCGCCAAAAAGGGTGAAGCCGTTTTTACGCCAGGACAAATGCGCCTGCTGGGCGGTTCATTGCAAAACAAGCCGAACGTCAACGTGTCTGTGAAGGTGGAAAACAAAGTCGCAGGCGCGGAAGCTTCCGCAACCGTGCGCCGTGACAACGCCGGAAACCTTGATCTCAGCATTGTGATTGAGGAAGTTGAAACAAAAATGGCGCGGAATATCGGTCGCGGAGAAGGTCTGGCAGGAACGCTGGAACGCCGCTACGGCCTTAACCCCGCAGCAGGGAGCTATCGATAATGCCTGATATTGTATGGCCACCCACGCTGCCGTTGCCAACCGTGCAGGGTTATTCTGTTCAGCCGGAAGATGCGATCTTGCGCACGGAAATGGAAGCTGGACTTGCCCGCCAGCGTCGGCGTTTTACCAACGTGCCGACCAAAGTTTCCGTGCGCTGGATTATGCGCCGCGACCAGTATGCCATTTTCGAGGCCTGGTATCGCTGGCAGGCAAAGGAAGGTGCGAACTGGTTCACGATTACCCTGCTGGGAGGATTGGGATTGCTGGAACAGGAAGCCCGTTTCACACGCCAGTTTTCCGCGCGATTACTTGCTGGCGGAGCGCTGTGGGAAATCACATCCGAACTGGAAATCCGTGAGCGTCCGGTGCTGGATGAAGGGCTTTTAAATCTATTGCTCAGTGAAGACCCCGCAGGCCTGATCTTCTCTGGGAATAACCTGCACATTCTCGTGCATCAAACTTTGCCGATCACAATGAATTAACAAACAAGAGGAAAGAACATGACCTTGCAGACAGATCTGCAGGAAGCGGTTGCGCGTGTCCAAAACGACAGCCAAATCCTGCACAACATCGTTCATGGTAATGACCAAACCGTTGTGCCAACCGAGGGCGGCAACGTCAAAACTGTTGCCAAGGCTATCAAAGACATTGAGGACACTATCCAGGAAGGCTTGAGCGATCTTGGCGCGGCGGGGCAGCAACTCGCTGATGCTGTGGCCGATGCGGAAGAATTCCGCGATCAGGCAGAGCAACATGCGCAAAGTGCAGAAACGCTAGCTAATGCTCTTAATCTCCCCGCCGATCTGACAGGCAAAGCAGGAATGCTTCTGGCCGTCAAAGAAGACGAAACCGGCTATGAGCCGATTGAATCCAAAGGCGTCTTTTACGGCCTGCGCAAGGATGGCGCGAAACTTTTGGCGGAAAGCGGCAACGGCACATTTGTCGCCAAGGATTACCCCGTGTGGTTCATCACGCTGCCTGGCGTGGATTTTTCAATCAACCCGAATGGACATTTGCTAATCAACATCTAAACAAAGGAGAAAAACATGGCCGTTATCGACCTTGGCAATATTCGCATCAACTGGCGCGGGGCGTACAACATTGCCGCAGAGTATGTGCGTGACGATGCCGTTTCTTATCATGGCTCCAGCTTCATTGCTCTGCGTGATGTAACGGGTGTTACACCTGTTGTCGGCGCAGATTGGGATATGCTGGCCGCTGGTACGGATCAGCTTCTACAAGAAGGTGATATTCTGATTCATGATGGAAACGCGCCTGTTCGACTGGCACGCGGGACGGATACACAAATCTTGCAGCTGATCAACGGTCGTCCTGCTTGGCGCACGCAGGCTGTTGACCCATCCCGCCGCGTGGCAAAACTGGCTAAAGTAAATAGCCACGGCAGCACAGGCGTGCGGTCTTATCTCATGGCTGACGGTACGATTAAGGCCTGCGGCATGGGATCAAACTATTCCAATGGTGACCCAACAGGCTCACATGTTTATCTACCATCCAGAATCTCTCCATTGGACTGCGATAAGCGGTTCGTAGAGGTGTTTTCAGGCGGCATGCAGCATTATTCCCTAACAGAAAACGGCGAAGTCTGGTCATGGGGCTATAACAATTACGGTCAGCTCGGTCATGGTGATACAGCCAATCGTGCGCAGCCGAAGCGGATTGAATACTTTGTTACGAACAATCTTCAGATCGCTAAAATAATTCCAAGCCGTCCGAATGTTTATGATCATGCCAGCGTTCTGTTCCTGACAACGGACGGTAAGGTCTACGGCTGTGGATATAATAACTTTGGTCAGTTGGGGAACGGCACGACTGCAAACCAGCTCACTCCTGTGCGCTGTGGTTCTTTGACCAATATTATCTGCGTTGCGCTGAGCGGAATGCCGCACCATGCATATGCAGTAGAAAGTAATGGCAATCTCTGGGTCTGGGGCAATAATGGTCAGGGTCAACTAGGTCTGGGTGATGTGACAGTACGTCAGACACCAATTTTGCATCCATCCCTGAACAATGCTGTCAAAGCGATTGCGGCAGGCGGATATACTGCTGCTGGCGCAACTCCGACTGGTCATGGCGTTGTTTTGAAATCAGACGGAACGATTTGGGTCGCTGGATATAATGGCTATGGACAGCTCGGCCTCGGTGATACGACAGACCGTACCAGCTTTACCCAAATCACGCATCCAGCATTTTTCACTGATATCGTCACAGGCGACGGTCGCTATCCAAGCTGTGCTGCGATCAGTAACCAGAATGAAATTTATCTCTGGGGTTACAATGGTTACGGGCAATGTGGAACAGGAAATACTGCTAACCAGCTCTCGCCATTCAAACCCGCTGGTGCATTCCAGGGCAGCGTGAGCAAAGCACGTTTTGGAGGCGGCGTTAGTACAGAAGGCTGTGTACTGCAGGCAGGCAACCAGCTCTGGGCGGCAGGTTATAATGCAAACGGCAATTTGGGGCTTGGTCATGCCACGGATTCCAACACCTTACAGAAAGTGCTGGGCGTTAGCGGCATAATTGAAGATTGGGCGTTATACGGCAACGGCACTTCGGGATGGGGCATTAGTGTCCTGTATGACGATGGCCGCGTTGATGCCTGTGGTGACAATAACAGCTATGGCGAATGTGGAACGCAGCCTGGCAACTTGCACGATGTTCTATCCCTGACAAACGTCATCTTCTAAGGAGAAAAAACCATGACAATCCGTTCCTATGTGAGCGGCAAAGCTGTGCGCTTTGCTGAAAGTGAAGTCGCGCCAATTCATTTGGCTGAAATCGATGGCCGAAATTATTACGCTTTTGCCGAAAAGCAGGACATTCCATCTGGCGGAAAAATTGCCGATGAGGATGTTGAGCTTATTTATAAACACAGTCAGATCATTCGACAGGTCAAGGAAGAAGCCGGTCGGCGCATCTTGGAAGTTGCTCCGCAATGGAAGCAGCAAAATGCGCTGGTCGATATTTATTTGCTAGGCAACCTAGAAAAGCTGGATGAAAAGCAACAAAATCGTCTGCAGAAGGCCGAACAGCTTTTGCTGAAAGTTCAGGATATCCGGCTGCGTTCCGATGCTATCGAAGCCTCTTTGATCAACGGCGTTTTTGTCGATTATTTCACGGAACAGGCATGGGAATTAGACCATGCCTAATACGTTGCTCAGTGAAGCGCTACGAGAGGCCTACGCTTCTGCGCCCAGCGATGTCGTCATCCTGCATACACTGGAATTGCGTCATCCTTCTTTTTTGGATGACGATAACCAGCCCATCGCCATTCGGGTGGTGCGGGATAATCAGGATTTGACGGCACGGTTGGAGGCTGGCGCACCTTTAAATGCAGGCGCAATGGTGACGTTTATCGCCATGGGCTTTGATCTGGAATTGCCACCCATCGATACCGCACCCGTGCCGGAAATCTCGATCACGTTGGACAATGTCAGCCGCGAAATCGTCAAGCACCTGGACGCAGCTTCCGATAGCCAAAGCAAGATCGAGGTTACTTATCGTCCGTATTTGTCTGACGATTTGGAAGGGCCGCAGATGGAGCCGCCGTTCACGCTGGTGCTGACGGAGGTGAGTGCCGACACATCACGCGTCACAGGCCGCGCTCGCATGCTGGACGTTGGCAATAAGGCGTTTCCGTCTGAAACCTATAACGCTTTGCGCTTTTCAGGGCTGGCACGATGATTATTTGGAAATAAAAGTTTTGGCTTCTTCGTCACTGATAACGTCATAGCCTGCGTTGTAATGGCTATAAAGCAAGGGCGTTCCTTCTCTATCAATGATCTTTGCATTGATTTTAAACTTCGTACCAACGGGATATTTCTCGCGCATTGCTTTTGAACATTCAACTTTTAATGACGTATCTGCCCACTGGTCTGGAAGCGGGCGCACTCGGAGCTTGCTTCCAGAGTTCTCGCCAGTTGGCCTGTAGGTTTCAACAATGATTTCACGCATTTATGCAGCCCTCTCAATTTATTAATCAAAAAGGATAGCAACATGACTAATGAGAGTCACTGGGCTTCTCGTTATATCGGGAAACCCTGGATCGTCGCATCGGATGGGCCGGATGCCTACGATTGCTGGGGACTGGTGGTGGCCGTGCAGCGCTACCTTTTTGGTCATGACCTGTCAGTCATTCCCGTTGCGGAAAACGACCTGAAAACCTTGATCCACACAATGCGCGATCATCCCGAACGGCAACATTGGCATACGGTGGCAATGCCGAAAGAAGGCGACGTCGCGTTGATGCGCCAATCCCGTCACCCCATCCATGTCGGGGTTTGGCTGGATGTGGACGGCGGCGGAATCCTTCATGCCGTTCAGGGCGCTGGGGTCGTTTTCCAAAGCCTAAACAATCTGAGCATGACGGGCTGGAAGATCGAAAACTATTACCGCCACACCGAGGAATAATTCTATGGCACAAATCGCCATCCATCATAACCCGTTTCACCTGCACAAAAACGTCGATCTGTTCACGCCTCGTATTGGTCAGAGCATTCGCGGATGGCTGGATGAGCGCGGCATTGCGGAATTTTCTAAGCCCACCATCTGCATCGTGGATGGGGAGCCTGTCCTGCGCAAAGACTGGTTGCTGGTTGTCGTACAAAAGGAAACAGTCATCGCCTTTATCACCCTGCCGCAGGGCGGTGGTGGCGGTGGAAAAATCTTTCGTGCTGTCTTAAGTATCGCCGTTATGGTGGCTGCCCCTTACGCGGGCGCGGCGCTGGGCGCGTCTTTGGGCATTACCAGCACCGTCGGGGTGTCGTTGCTCACGGCAGGCGTTGCCTTGGCAGGCTCGGTATTGGTGAACGCCCTGATTCCGCCTCCATCTCCAAGCTCTGGCATCAGTTATAATCCGACTGCGCCAAGCCCGACCTATTCAATCCAGGCACAGGGTAACCAGGCACGTCTGGGTGAGCCGATCCCTGTGGTTTATGGCCGTCACATTATCTATCCCGATTTCGGGGCTGCGCCCTATTCGGAATTTGAGGGCAATGAGCAGTATCTCTACCAGCTCCACGTTATCGGCCAGGGCGAATACGATGTTGAGCAAATTTGCATCGAGGACACGCCGATCACCTCGTTCAAGGAGATCGTTTACGAAATCATTCCACCTGGCGGCGCGGTCACGATGTTGGACACAGATGTGGTAACCGCCCCTGAAATCGCAGGGCAGGAATTGCTTGCCTTTGCCGATGGCGGGGATTGGGTCGGCCCGTTCGTGGCCAATCCGACCGAAACCACGACAGATCTCTTGGCGCTGGATATTATCATGCCCAAGGGGCTGTATTACGCCAATGACAGCGGAGGTTTGAGCAATCGCACCGTGTCATGGGAAGTCCAAGCACGGGAAATTGATGATGAAGGCAATGCGCTGGGCGCATGGGCAACACTGGCCACGGAAACGCACACGGCGGCCACCAATACGGCCATTCGCAAAACCTACAAATATCCGGTCACGGCAGGACGCTATGAAGTCCAGCTCTTACGCACCAACGCCAAGGATAATTCTGCCCGCGCGGGTAACGACATCAACTGGAGCGCCCTGAAATCACACTTAGTCGGAGATTCTGATTTCGGAAATATCACGATGCTGACCATGAAGATGCGCGCAACGGACAATCTGTCGCAACGCTCCTCCCGCATGGTCAATTGCGTGGTGACCCGCAAACTGAGCGTCTGGAATCCCGATACAGGCTGGGGCGCTGTGCAGCCGAGCCGTTCGGTGGCCTGGGCGATGGCCGATATCTTGAAAGCCAATTACGGCGCGAAACTGGCGGATGCCCGTGTTGATCTATCCGCACTGGTGACACTGGATACCATCTGGACAGCACGCGGTGACACGTTTAACGGGGTTTTTGACCGGAAACTGACCGTGTGGGATGCACTGACGCAAGTTGCCCGCTGTGGCCGTGCCATTCCGTTCCTGCAGGGTGGACTGGTGCGGTTTGTGCGGGACGAGCCGCGCACGCTCCCCGTGGCCATGTTTTCGCCGCGCAATATCGTCAAAGGCAGCTTCAAGATCGATTTTGTAATGCCTGGTGATGACACCGCCGACAGCGTCAAGGTCGAGTTTTTCAACCAGAAGACATGGAAACAGGATGAAATCATCGCCAGCCTGCCGGACAGCGCTGGAGAACAGCCCGCAAGCGTATCGCTGTTTGGATGCACCGATAAAAATCACGCCATCCGCGAGGGTATGTATATGGCGGCGGCCAACCGCTATCGGCGGCGTATTGTGTCATTCCGCACCGAGCTTGAGGGGATGATTCCAACCTATGGCGATCTGATTGCGATTTCCCATGATATGCCGCGCTGGGGGGAAGCCGGTGACATTCTGGCTTATAACGCCCCCGTGCTGTCCTTGTCCGAGACTGTGACATTCGGTGATGCTGGAACGCACTATGTGGTGCTACGCCGAAAGGACGGCTCTTTAAGCGGCCCTTGGATGGTATCGCGCGGTGGTCGTGACGATCAGCTCCAGCTTTTGGAAGAAATCGATTTTATGCCCTACACAGGCACGGAAGAAGAACGCACCCATTTCTCATTCGGTGTTGGTGAGCATTGGGGCGTGCTGGCGCGGGTTCTGGCTGTGCGTCCGCGCGGAGAGATCATCGAAATATCGGCGGTGGTGGAAAACCCACTCGTTCATACCGCTGACCAATAAACGCAAAAGGAGAAAAGTGATGTCTGCTGCAAAACCGCCGCAGCGGGAGGACATGATTGTCATACCGCGTAGTGAATTTGAAACCCTGCTGGAACAGGCCGCATGTCGTGGCGCAAGAAAAGCCTTAAAAGAAGTTGGTCTGGCTGACGAAGATGCCGCCAACGATATCCGCACGCTGCGTGATTTAGCCGGCTCTATCAAAGTCATGCAACGGACATTTCTGCAAACGCTGGTGCGCTGGGTAACGGTCGGGCTTTTGGCCTTGCTGGTGGCGGGTGTCGCTGCCAAGGGGGGCGTATTTCATCGTTAGCTTTGAGCGCTTTTAATATGATTTATATGATCCTGTAGGAGGAGTTTTTCTTTTTTTGTTAAGGTATATGCTTTGTCTCCAAAGCTTGTTGAAACCTCGCAAATAATCTTTGTTTTTTTATCTATAGTATAAGGAAGAGAATCCTTACCAAAGCTTGCCTTTACATTGTAGGAATTAAGGGCTGGTATGTAAGTGTTCTGCAACTCCACGCCAGAGCCATCTCTATTTATTCTGAGAAAAACACTAAACACCTGCATTTGCACATCACGTAGGTTTTCAATATTAACCAGCAAATAATGCTCATGTAGTCTGATCTGGCTACTTTTATTTAAAGCCATATCAATTCTTGAATTAACCGCCTTAACTTTAAAGCGGGGTTTATTAGGTCTGCTCATCCACAGAGAGATAATAACAGCTCCACACGTACCCAAAGCTGTAAGTGTGTCTAATATTAACTGGTAAGTTTCCAATTCCACGTTCAAGCCCTCGTAAGAAATAGTTCAGGATCAGTCTAGTGAAGTACTGATAATAAAACAATCAAAGCCGCCCATATGGGCGGCTTTTTCATTTCAACAAAGGAGAAAGACGATGACTACCAAAAAGCCTCGCGGCATCCGCAATCACAACCCTGGCAATATTCGCCGCAATATCGATCCTTGGCAGGGGCTGGCCAAGGAGCAGAGCGACCGCGAATTCTTTATGTTCAAATCTGCCGTCTATGGTATTCGCGCCTTGGCACGACTGCTGATTACCTATCAAGACAAATACGGCCTTTGCACTATCGAGGGAATTATCACACGCTGGGCTCCGGCCATCGAGAATAACACCACCTCGTATATTCAGGCGGTGGCGCGGAATACAGGGTTTTCTGCCCTCCAAACGCTGGATATGCACCGTTTCGAACATTTGCAGCCGATTGTGAAAGCCATCATCCAGCATGAAAACGGCCAGCAACCGTACAGCGATGTGGAAATCACCAAGGCGCTGGTGCTGGCGGGCGTAGAGCCGAAACAGCAAAGCCTGCAGGCTTCCCGTACTGTCAAAGGTGGCCAGGTTGCCACAGCAGGAACGCTGGGCGCTGGGGCAATTGAAGCGGTGCAAGAAACGCTGGAGCCTGCGACAAGCGCATTACTGGCTATCGCGCCATATCTGGAAGTTGCGAAATGGCTCTTGCTTACCGTCACGCTGATTGGCGTCGGTGTTATGCTGTGGGCGCGTATTGACGATCATCGGAAAGGTCTTCGTTGATGCTGGCAATTGTCAAAAACTGGCTATCCAGTCATGTGCTACGCCTCATCGGATGGGGCGTGGCGGGGCTTTCGGTGCTGACCGTTCTGCTTGGCGCACGCCAGGCAGGACGCAATGCCGAACGCAACGATCAACTCAAGAAAATCATAGAGGTAAAAGATGCGCAACTTCGTGCCACGCTGGATGCTCCCCGTACTCGCGGTGAGCTTATTGACCGCTTGCGCAGGGGCAAATTCTAACCTTGCGACGGCCTGTCCGCCGATTAAGGAATACAGCCGCGAGTTTCAAAGCAAGCTGGCTGATGAGATTGAGGCAGCAGCATCTGATGCGGCTTTTCCGGTCGCGGTACAGGATTATGCTTTGCTAAGGATTCAAATTCGAAGTGGCTGTCCTTAAGAAGGCATAAATTTTATGGTTCCAGGAATATCTTCATCGTCCTTGTAGTTATAAACAAAGGCAACGCTAAACCGTGCCCTTGTTACGGCCACATAAAACTTTGAACGACTTACGGGGGCCAAGTCGCTGCTGTTGCTTTTTAACCATGCTATAATAGGTGCGGTTGGATATATCAAAATTCTATCGAAAGATAATCCCTTGGATTCACCGAAATTCATTACAGGAAAATCATTTGCTATAGATTTCTTACGACTTTCTCTGAGTTGCATTGGGCTGTGCTGGGATAAATACTTATCAACATCGACTTCTCGAACCAAAAAGATGCCATCATGTGATGATCGTTCATTATTGCCCGATGTCGTCTTTACATGATCGGGGAAAAGTTTGTTTGAGAAGTCGCAGATTTCATGTATGGAGCGATGGTTTGTATTAAATGATGTGTCATCCTTTTCAACATTAAGATGGTCTTCGTCAAAAAAACTAACAATCGCAGCTTTCTTGAACTTTTTATTTTTTGCTACATTGCTTGTGGAGTATGTACCCTGCCTTGGATCGCCCACTAGCACAGTGGTTATTGATGATACAAAAAGAAGTTTAAGAAACTCAAGATCATAGCCAGCAAGATCTTGTACCTCATCGATGAGAATCTTTGGATAAATACGAGACAGTCGAGATATTACATCACTATTGCATTTTTCGTTACATCTAACGCTAAATTTTGCAATTTTATCCGAGTAGATTTTTCTCTCTTTATCAAAATAATGTCGTTCAATATCGCTTTCTTTTATATAGGTTGCCGATTGACCGCTAACAAAATTCATTCCTCTAATGCTATGAGGGAAGAGACCGCCCTGATAAGGGCGAACACCATGCTGTAACAGAAAAGAAAACCATGTTTGTACTGTTATATTGGGTGGAATACATTTATTTTTTTCTACGATTTTCTTTTTTATTTCGGCTTCATTTGCCTCAGTAAAAGTCGTGATCAGTATTTTATAGTCGGCTTTTTTTAGCGCCTCCTGCACAAGAAACGTTGTTTTCCCCGATCCTGCAGCGGCAATTATGAGCTTATTTTTTACCAT